TTAATTGCAACTTGATCGAAGTCGCTATTACTGTCGGAAGCGTTAGAACTTGTAACGTCCCAGCCTTCAGTTCCAAGCGTGGGCACACCGTAATAGGTCGCTGTTACGTTCTCCGTACCGCCGTGATTATCTCCGGCCAGGTGTTCCCCGTCTTTGCCTAGAACGTCGGTATGGTCGGCGGCCAGGGTGTAGTTGGCGGACACGCAAGACGAAGTTAACCCAATATCAATGAACAAGTCAACACAAGCAAAGCCAGCGGGCAATGCAAAGCCAGAAGAAAATTCTACCATTTCGGTATCAACGTGCGCGTTGGTGCCGTGGTTGTGTCCCGTAACGGTTACGCTAGGCCAGCCGTTATTGGTATAGGCAACCTGTACCTGGTCCATGTGATAGCCGCCAGAAACCTTACCAATTTTAAGGTTTGTAAGGAGAATATATCCGGTAACGGCGGTATAGGTATAAGTGACGGAAACTTGGGTCTTAGAATCATGCGTTACGCTAACAATTTCGTCTCCGTCAAGCCCCAGGGCGGCAACGCGCGTAAGCTGGGTATCCAAGCTAGACGTTTGGGCCTTAAAGTCACCGCCCAGCGCAAACAAGTCGGTTGCAAGTATTCCGCCTACGGCAATATCAGCCGCCAATAGGTCAGCCCCCAGGGGTGCGTCCTTTGGTGCCGCGCTCTTAGCGGCTACCGCGTCAATTTTCTTTTTTGCCTTATCTGTCATTGTGTTACCCGTCCTTTCTATGCGCCTAATTGTTAGTTATTGCCATAAATCACGCGGAAGCGCGCGCGTAAAGTGTAGACTAAGCCCAAAACTTCCCCTTCCGCGTTAGCGAAAACGTTGCTGTAGATTTCAGGGTGTTCCATTACATCAAAATTGCTTACGTTGGGCTGCAAGGCAAGGCCGCAACTTAGCTTTGTAGGGGGAAACTTGTTTTGTATTTGGCCTTGGGCCTTAATAGCGGCCGGCCTGGTTTCAAACTGCATCAAGAAAATGCCATTACCCCACCAGGCAGCGCCAGGGGCGGGGACTCCGTAGTTTTGGACTTGTTCCGGACCCCCTGAAATGGAGAAAACGCCCTTGTTTACCAGGTCAGGCTCTAGGTAGTCCCCCCTGCTTATGTCCTTATTATCGCCCACCTGAACCTCTAGGGCCGCGCCCAGAAACACCAGGCAAGCCTGTTCAGCCCTGTCAAAACTTGTTAAGCCTTCTGCCATAATTCCCCCTTAGTCGCCTATTCTATCAACTGCGTCCTTAAAAAACGAGTTTATTCTAGTGGCTTCACCCGTTATTACCCTGGTTATGTAGTTCCGCCCGGCCCGGCTTCCCTTGTCAACTGTCCCCTGGCCACGATTATATTTACCATAGTGCATTTTGTAGGCATACTTTCCAGCGGCATGGTTAATGGGTACGAAGATTTTAACGCCGCCGTCTATGACTTCAAATGTAATACCCCGTTCCAAGTCGCCGCGTCGGAAGGGCGCGTTTCTTCGGGCTTCACGTTGGATAAAGAAGCCAGCGTTAGTGCTGGCCCTTTTAATGGCCCTGTCCGCCTTCTGCGGTTCCCATCGTAGCCAGCGAGTCAGCGCGGGTATGCCTTTAATTGTTATTTCTGTGTTTGCGTCCTTGGGCATCGGTTAAACTTCCTCCAATACAAACGTGGTCGCCCCGAATTTACCCTTGCCCTTTTCTACCACCTTAAACTTAGAATTGCGCCCAAACAATACTTCGCGTTCTCCGGGATTCTTCGACAGCTTCTCTATTGCTTTGCCGTTTTTGCCCCGGATGGTCAATACTACATCGTCCCTGTTTGACAAATCAGTACCAAAGGAGCTTCGGCTAGTAGATAGGTAAGATTTGAAAGATACATCTTCGCCAACCTTGAAGTCTTCTAAGAACTCCTGCATCTGGTCGGGCCTACCACCAAACCGCACTTGCCTAAACGTGTCCCCCTTAAAGTCCGGCATCTTGTCAAGCGCCTTGTCTATATTGCCCACAAATTCAGATTGCCCCTTACTTAGTTTGTCGCCAGCCCGAAGCTTTGTATTTAATGATAGGAAAGGGTCCCTTGTGTAATCTTCTATTGCCCCTTTTTCGGACCTTGATAGCTTCACTTTCGGCGTTGTGGCTTTGGTTGCCTTGGGCGCTGTCCTGTCTGCGGCCCGGTCTTCTGCCGCCAGCTTCTTTTCTATCTTCTTTGTGTTGGCTTCCAGGGATGCAATCTTGGCTTCCAAGTCTGCAACCTTCTTGGCCTGGGCTTTAGGCGTTGCTGGCGTTGCTGGCGTTGCTGGCGTTGCTGGAAGTGTAACACCCGCTCTGTCTGCCGCTTCTGAAGCCGCCAGTTCGTTCCTGAGCCGCTTAGTCTCGCTGGTAGGCTTGAAGTCCTTTGGGTCCGCCTTGGCTGTCTCTGTCAAGCTCTTAAGATCATCCGCCGCATTCTGGTCCTTTTCGGGTATGTCCCCAGGTGCAACTTGCTTCTTAGTCTCTGGAAAGCCCTTTTCTTCGGCGTCTTCCCGCATTTCTTCTTCCTGCTTTGCAACGTCTTCTTCTTCGCCGGGAAACATTACGGCCAGATAATGGCGGCAGCGTGGGTGGAAAACCCCGGCTTCTATGGCTTCGGAGTAAGAAGGGTATTTTGTGGACTTGCCGGAAATTGATATAATCTTACCCGTCCATTTCAAACAGAAGGGGCAACAGTTCCGGGGGATGCCGCCTTCAATGGTCGCCAGATCGTGCCCGGCTTCGGCCATTTGGGAAGTGTATGTTTCGCGGGCCGTGTTTGCGGCAAGCGTCCGGTTGAGCATATTAAAGTAGTTGTTGGCCGTCCATTTACGCCCGCTTTTGTCTATGAATTGCCAGGCCCCGCCCGTTTCTTCCATGACGCGCGCCTGTGCTTCCCTGCGCCACTCCTGGGCGGTCATACCTGTAGCGGCTTGCAATCGCGTGGTGTCAATTACAACCTTCCGCAAGGCGTCAATATCGGCCTTTAGCATACCGCCCAATTGCGGGGAAAGCTGGCCCGAAGTAGTCGCAACGCGCCCCGCTATGGTTGAAGGGGTGTAAACGGCAATAGCGGCGGCAAGGTACTTCTTAGAATATACGCTCCAAGCGTCCTTATAGGTCAAGTCTGGTAGATCGTCAACGGCTAGGCGGGTCCAATCCTGGGCAACAGAAGTCACGCTTTCAGCCGCCCAAACGTCAAGATTGCCCTGCAACGCCACATATTCCCGGCGTAAGTCCTTGTAAAGATTGTCCCTCAACCGGGCGGCGGTGGCTATATTGCCCTTCTTTGTGGCATCGACTATCTTAAGCTCGATACTGTTCTTTGACTTTAGAAGGGTTTTGCGTAGGGCAACGCCGTTCTGGATGGTTTCAGCATCAAGAATCTTTTGGCGGTCTTGCCTGGGTGGAACTTTGCGGGCCATTCATTCCCCTTTGTCGTATATACGTCAACTAGCCGCGGGCCACTTTAAGGCGGCCAACTCTGGCGAAGTTTAAGGCAATAGGAGAAATACGGAAGCCGCGGTTTTCGTCTTCCTGTACGCTTCCGATTTTCTTGACCTTGGAAGTTACGGTTTTGCGGATCTGGCGGTCCAGGATTTCTATAGCCTGTTCGTAACAAGCCCAGTCGTCACGCTCTCTTGTGGCTACGGTGTCGAAGATGTCCCCGGTGCCTGGTCCGTCAAGCGTCCGGTTAAGGTATGCTTCAAGCTCTCGCTTAGAAGTAGCAAGGGCGCCCGTCCTGGTTGCGGAGTCGTAATCCTTCCAATCAGCGGCCCGGTCGTGGTTAGTTGGGACAAAATACTGGTCCGCGCCGTCTAAAGTGGGTGTAAATTCTGACATAGCTTCCCCTTCTGGCCTTGAAAGGCGCCCCAGACGTTACCAGGGCGCCGTCCTAGGCTTACTTTCTGGGTTTGCGGGTCTTCTTGACCGCGGGTTTCTTTACGTCCGTCTTGGGGGCTTCAGGGGCTTCATGCTTTGAAGCGTTCCAGCCTTTAGCTTCCCAGGCCTTAACGTCCGAAGCGTTTACCTTGACCTTTTCCCCGTCTTTGAAGACTTCCGCGGTTTCAACTAGCGTATTCTCACACATTTCAGTCTTTCACTCCCTTAAGGTGCATCAAACAGCATGACGGTAGAGGAAATAGCCCCGCCGCCTATAGCCGTACAAAAGTAATTAGTTCCGCTGGGTGTATCCGTAACTGTGCAAGTTGCCGTTCCGGCGGCAGAGGTTAATACCCAATAATCAGCCTTGTCGGTTATCTGCTGTATTTCAACGCCACTAGAAACAACAAAGTTACTAGCAACCGCCGAAGGGGCGCCGCCGTCTGACTCTGAAACCCAACAACGCACCAGGACTTTATCAGCCTTGGCAACGCCTTCCAGGTCGGTAAGCGTGATTACAACTGAGTTAGTTACGCCGTCAGAACTGGCCGTAGCCACAGGAGTAGCCGCAAGCGCCTGTTTAGCCGCCTGTGCCGAGATAGCCCCTTTGTCATAAAAGGCGTCATTATCCGCAACTGCGTCTTTAGAAACAAGACCACAAACAGCGGCCAGCGATATAGCAGCCAATCCACATACAATAATTTTCTTCATGTTCAACACTCCACTTAAAAGTCCACTTCAACCCATAAAAAGAAACCCTGGCGCCGGGATTAGCCCAGCGCCAAGGGTGCAATATTTAACCTAGCCACAGAACAGCGCGCCGCCGTTAGGCTGGATCACTCTGCAACCAACAAACACGTCAAACACAATAGAGTCTGCCAAGCTTGTTATAGACGAATCCTGCGAAACGCGAACAGTGATACCGTTATGCGTTGCAATAACAGAGTTACCGCCAGACAATGGTGCTGGGGCAACAATCGCACCAGTAACCGCACTAGGATGGTAAACAAGGTTAGAATACCCAGCCGCTTCAAACGCTACAGCCGCGCCGTCACCAGGTTCAGCAACAAGAGCCGGAAAGATACTCATATTGGTATAAGTATTACCGACCGCGGTTATATCCTTGCGGACAACGTAGCGGGTGGTGTCACCAGCCAGGGTAAACGCTGTTCCGGCGTAAATCGTGCCCGTAGCGTTTGTAACTCCGTCTATGGTGATCAGAACCGCGCCAATAGCCGGGGTTCCAACGGTCAACGGCGTTCCGGTTATATCGCCAGCGGCGGCAGACCGGGAGAAAGCGCCCAGATTGCTGTCATTGGTCCAGTCAAAGCCGTAGCGTCTACCAAGCTCGCCTTCTCTGCCATTCATTGCTGAATCAGGCCCAAAATCAAGGCTTTGGAAGTTACTAAGCTGTGAAAGCGAAGCGTGAACTGTAGTATCAATAAGACCAAGACGGCCAGCCTTCATAAGCTTTAGGTCTGTAAGGGTCTTCTGAGCCGCGGCAACGTGCGCCATAGAAGAAGGCCTATTCGTCACTGTGCCAGTCAGATTTGCACGAAAGACCTGCATCTGCTTCAGGAAGTGCTTATCTATGCTGTCAGCGATACCGGACACTTTCGGGATCGTAATCAAGCGGGCAAAGTCGTGCATTTCAAGACTCTTATTCTTTGACGTAAGGTCTGCGCGCTTGTAAAACCATTTTTCAAGCTTAACAGCCACTTCGGTTTCAACTGCATCACCTGCGCTAGTTGATCCTGTCATTTCGTCGGCATCAGTAACGGGTGGCGGTACAGTAACTCTGATTTCGTCGCCAACTTTGTCAGCAAATAGGGCTTCATGGCTTCTTGAAACCATGTTACCGACAATCAAGCGGTTCGACAGAGTTATAGCCGCATCCCTTGCAATTGCTTCCGGTGTTATGAATACATTACTCATCTTGTCCTATCCTTTTGGCCTTTTGGCCGTTGTTTATTAAGGCCTAATCTAGTAGGCCGCTTGATTTCATGCTTGCTTCTCTCTCTGTCGCGCTCTGTTTCATGGGGTCTCCACCACCACCACCACCGCCGTCGACTGGTTGCGGTGTTCCAGCACCTGAGCCCTGAGAGTCCGCGGCTATTACGCCTTTGTTACTCTCTTTGAATGCGTCAATGGCCGTTGTGACCGCTGACTCATCCGCCAGGTCTTCAAGTCCAGCAAGGTGCGAATTCAAAAGAGTTCGCCCAGCTTCAGGGGTAATAGCGTCAATGAATTTCACTCCGCCTGCAATCTTATCCATTGCAACGGTCCGCTGTGATTTTGAGAAATCAGCCTTCATAGTTACAAGGGCCGCTTCGGCTGTCTCTGCGCGGGTAAGAACCTTCTGATTCTCGGCCTTTACTTTGTCAGCGTCAGACAATCCCGACTCCTTCAAGCTTGCAATCTCGCCTTCCAGCGTAACAAATTTGTCCTGTACCTCTTTCTTTTCGGAAAGAATACGGGCAGCTTTGGCTTCGGAGTCCTTGAATTTCTTTTCAGAATCCGCCGCCGTGGCAACAAGCGCCGTCAGCGCCGTCAGGCCGTCAGCGCCCAACAGTTCTTTAACAGCTTCATTACCAGCTAATTTGCTTAGTGTTTCTTTTGCATCCATTGTTACTTTCTCCCTTTCGCGGCTTTACGCTTGCCGCCAGCTATCCACCGGGAAACGGTCCCGGCTACCGTACACCTAGAATCGGTCTAGGCAACCTTTAAATCGTTGGTTCTGGTGGTCGCACCTTAACGGGTCCCAGCAAGGCTTCCGCTTCTTCGGTCGAAACCTGCAAGAACATCTTTATTTGAGCTATTGCGCTGGACCTTGGAACAGTACCCGCTGCAACTGCCGAAACTAGACGGTTGACGGCGTCTATTCGGGCGCCTACCGTACCCTGGTCCCCTTTAGCGTCCCCGCCTTCGTCTTCACCTTCGCCGCCGGGCATAACCTCAAACATGGCATTAGGTGCCCAGTTCTGTATAGCTTCAGTTATAGACTTTTCCGCTTTGTCGTCTATATCGGCGGTGCCTATCTGTTTGGCCCGGTCATACAGTTTGCCAAGCAAGAAACTGTTTAATTCGTCAGGCATAGACGCGGACAAGGCCTCAACGATATTCTTCATTTCTTCGCTAAAGTTGCCAACATCAAAGGCCCTGTTATAAACGGGGGTCCATTCTGCAATGGTCGGGTCCCACATCTTCGTAATCTCAACAGCCTTCTTTTCTGCGTCTTCCAGCATCTCTGCACGTTCCCGCATTACCTGGGTAATATCCAAATAGTCCCATGCTTTAGCTTCTGCGCTGGCAACTTGGCGCGTTTCCTTCTGTAACATAAGCCCCACCACTTCAAACATGGCGCTTTTAAGGGCGTCTATTTCTGTACGCATTAACCCGGTGGCGCTTGCGTCCGGCATCATGTAGCCCGGCGTAGGGTCGTCCTTGTCCAAGAGAATAGGATAGCCCTGGCCGAATACCATACTAACGGCTTCTTCAGCGTTCACCTCAAATTGCTGTTTAACGGTGTCCAGCAATGATGCAGGGATGTAAGGCTGCGGAAACACGCAATTAAAGAAGTTGGACCGATTAGCGCTTTCAAGGTCCATAATGGTCCGATTAACGCTCTCAAGGTTATCAAACTGATACGGCTCGCCGCTGATAGTGCCCACCACAACGAAGGGCACAACGGGAAGGGCTGTGCCGCGGCTAATCTCTAGCGGGACTTCTTCGTGTGATTCAATTTCGGACATACTCCCAGGCTTGAAGACAAAGGTTGTAACCTTGCCCGGTTCCCATAGGCGCCGGACCTTGCGGCATTGGGCTTTAATGTAAGGCGTAGGGGCCTCGTACTTGCTTTCTTCAGTAATCGCCCATGCAATGCCGCCCTTGCTGTCTATGTGCCAATCCACAACATCTAAAGCGCTGTAAATCTTCCAGTAGGGGCGAAGCTTCAAGCGTTCCTTATCGGCCTGGGATACATTAGTAACGGGAAGTGTTTGCATATCAATGCCAATCCAAGCCCAGCCGCAAGCCGTTACTAGACTGTTAAGGCGACGGGTGAATTGGTTAAGGCTTTCCCCGTCCAGGGTAATATCTGCCAGAACTTCGTCCGCGATCCCATTACGGACAGGCCGGACCCCTAAAACGTGCTGGTTGATCTTCTCAACAATGCGGCCCAGGTAAGGGATGCAATGGCTTAACTCGCGGCGGCCCGTAATAAGGGAGCCGTCCCTGCGTTTGCATCCGTTCCAGTCGCTTGTAGCTTCCCCTGAAAACCTTGAAAGCCGGGCGTCTACATAAGGGCGCCCGCCCTTCATGCCTAAAATATTAGTGGTAAGCGGCTCTTTCCTTTCGGTGTAAATACGGTGTTCCCTGGTCGCTATTACCTTATAAACTTCTTCTGGCATTTTCGGCCCCTTTTACATGGTTGTAACCAAGCCTGTTTTAGGTTTCATGCAAGCATGATAACATATTGCTAGAGAATCGCAAGCATCATCATGTACACCCAACGGAAAAGTCTGAAAATGAAGCTTCCACTCCTTCAGCCATGGGGCACCTTTTGGCACGTGTACGTTGCCCATTTCAAAGATAGGCTCTAGCGGCTGGCATTTGACGGACTTGTCCCCCGGAAGCTGTGAGCGCGTCACAATACGCTTGCCCAGCAACACCTTTTTAAGCGTTGTATAGGCGTCCTTATAGGGTCCAAAGGATTCAACGTCAACGGGCACCCCCTTACCGTCTTTCTCTGTAGCGTTAATGATATGCTGGTCACGTTCCGGGGCTTCCCATTGCCCGGCAACGCAATCCTTAATCCAAAGATGCTCTATCCCGTTACTATCCTTGGTAACAGCGCCTAGTGTGCCCCATGTGAAGTCTGGGCTGTCCTTGTCGCGCTCTTTCTTGCTGCTGGCAAGGTCCCATGATCTCCTATAGTGGATTTCCGGGTAATCGGCCAGGTCTTCTTCCTGCACCCCTTCCACGTTAAAGCGGTTGCCGCTATCTGGTAGCGCGTTACAATCTAACAGCGCCGAAGCCCAGGCCGGGCCTAGCATTGCGTAGTGCTTCAAGTACCATTCAGCGGGGAAGCGTTCAGGGAATAAGAAAGAGCCGTCCGCCTTCTTAGCGGGGAAGCGTAAAGACTCAAACGCCGGGAAATCCTCATCTTTGCCCATTTTCTCCCGCAATCGGCCCCGCACATCGTCAACGTGCCAGGAAGTAGCGCATAAGATCGTAATGGAAACAGGGGCAACCCTCATAAAGGCATCCCCGAAGCCTTCCCATTGGCGGCGCCGGAATGCTTCGCTTCTGGCTTCGGCCCTATTCTTGCAGAAATCATCTACAACCAGCAAGCCCGCGCCTTTACCTGTCAAGCTACCGCCAAGGCCCGCAACAGTAACAAGCCCGGTTGAGTCTTCTATCTGCCATTCCGCGGCGGTGTCCGCGCCCTTGGCAATCTTGACGCCGGGGAAGATTTCCTTGTATGCTAGGCTGCTGATAATCTCTTTGGCGTTCTTGCTGAAGCCCTTGACCAGGGAATCACCATAGCCGGAAAGGATAACGTCCGGGTGTACTTGCTTGCAACGCCCCAGGAAGTAGGGGACCAGTGCCCGGCTAACAAGGTCTGATTTCCCATGCCTAAAAGGCACTTCCAGGTCAAGGCAGGTAGAAATTCCCGCCAGATAGTCTTCTATGGCTTGGTCAATGCGGTTAGCAATGATTACGGTATGCAATCCCACCAGGAAGGGCCAGGGCTTCCACCATACGGCTTGCATAAAGGCAAGAAAGCTGGTCCTAGCCTGTCGGTTGCGCTTTTCCTTTGCCAACTTCAAGAGTAGCTTCTTCTTGCTCATACCTATCAAGCTCCGCCTGGGCTTCTTCTTCGGTCATTCCGTCAATGCCGCTTGAAATCCTGGCTTCCAGGCGCTTGGGTGCATGGTCCCCGTACATTTCGTTTAGCTCTTTGATTGCATAAATGCGGTCCGATAGCTTCCGTTTGGTAGAATTCCACGGGCCACCCTTAACGCTGGTCCCCTTTTCTTCGTCTGCAATATCAGCTTTTGCGATTTGTGACAGTATCCGAGCCCGTTCATCAAAGGAAATAATGGCTTCTTCCCTGCGGTCCGCCTGGAATTCCTCAATCATGGCCCTAATGCGGGGGTCTTGCATAAGGAGACAAGCCCTAGTCTTTGCCGTTTTCGCTGAAAACCCGGCTTTTATCGCGGCTTGGGTTCCGTTTGCATCTTTCAGGTAGTACAGAACGAAAGCTTTTGCTTTGTCAGAAAGCCCCTTTTTGCCCTTCTTATTGGATCCGGCCTTCCCTGCTTTCTTCAGTTGGGCGGCGCCGCGCTTAGATTTGGTTTGTTTCTTCATAGCCCCACGTTAGCAGATTGCCCACTGGTTGTCAATTAGCCGCTTCCTTCATGTAATAAACCATGCCGTCAACGTCCACGATGCAGCGCTGGCCGTCTTCCCTGGTCATATACGCCGTATTGTTGGCCTCAACCATGAAGCGGTGCAACTCAAAGAAGGCAATCCGCTGTTCCTGGGCCTTCGGCATTTCGGGTTTATCGGGCATTACCGCCTCTTTCTTACTTCCCTATTAACAATCTCAACCACTTCTTCCAGCGTGTTCGCGACGGCAATCTGGCCTCGCCATTCCTTGTGAAATATGGTTTCTGCTGGGGTAAGCTTCCGCGCTGAATGCGGTTTGTCCCCATCTTTCAATTCTATGAAGACGTTGACCCCGGCCCTTCCGGCTAAGAAATCCCCGCAACCGTCACCCACCATTGACAGGACGCAAACGCTCATTCCCAGCGCCCGCAACCCTTTTACAACGTCCGGCTGGTTAGCGTCTACCCGTTTGGCTGTCATTCTACTAATCTCCCTTATGCGGGTAATAATTAGCAGGGTCTTTGTAGATATAACAATCCCCCACGTCAATAACGTACCTGTGCCATGCCTGATGCTTGCCGCACCATTGCCGGAACTCTACCCAATCGTGGGGATAGGCGTTGTCGTCGGTCACTACCACGCCGTGGACCAGGTGGCACAATAGCCCCATGTTTTTAGCCCGGTCTACATAACGATCCGTACCAACGCGGCAATTACTGGTCACGCCCCCAGCCCGCGGATAGGCCACCTTCATAAGCAGAGTCTCATAGCGTCGGTCAATCTCAGGGAACAGCGTTGTAGAGCATCCAGTCATTGCCAGGAGTAGTATTGCCAGTGCTGTTTTCATTTCTTATCGCTCCTATCCGGTATCCTATGACAACCGCAACAGTAGCGCGGCTTTAGTTTCAGCGCAACCACGCAATTAAGTTTGCGGGGGCAAGCGGCTCTGATCTTCTGGCCCTGTTTGTTGTCTCGTTTCATATCATCCTTTCTCTGTCGCAATAGAGCGCGATTCAATCGGCTCGTAGTCTACGCAATATATACAGTCTTTGTCTTGGTGACAACCCGCCAGCAAATTGAGACAGCGCCCCTTAAACACGTTCCGTTCTTTCTTGTCTCGTTTAGTATTCATGTCATTCTGTCGGACGTGGTGGAGATTGTTTTAACGGGCAATCATCTTCCTTACATGCGCCACCTACGTTAGCAGGGCAGTTAGTGCAGTCATATCCATACTTCCCTTTACCCATAACTAAAGTCCTTTCTTTGTCGATTGTAGTGGAGAATAGTCTGCCTTGGTTTTCCCTAACTCCCTCCATATACACTGAGCTACTTTCTTACATGATTCTTGAGCCGAAAAGACCGCTACGAATCCTCCATTCTTTCTGAGTGTAAAATCTCCGCCACTCTCATTTATCACGAAGCTCTCGGCTTCTGTTCCTGAGCCATGCTTTCGGGTTTTCCATCTCAATCTTTCTCTCATTCTGATAGTCCTTTCTCTGACCGTTTTAGGTCGTTACTTTACTTTTTTTCACTTTTGTTGACTCATGACCGGAATGTCCATCTCCTGTCGGACTAACTAAGTCGTTCCATGATGTGTAACAGTAATCAAATGAATTTTCCCAAGCAGAACATATACCGCAAGGGCAGGTCATTCTTACTCTCAATCCTGCGTAACTGTTATCATGCTCGATTACTAACTCTTCGAGCTCTCCGCATAAACATTGTTCTGTCGGTTGTGATGGAGAATACTTATCCCAATCAACGCATTGCTTACAGATACCGCATTGCTTGTCTTGGTACTCGCAACTGTCGCACCTAGTATGATTCAAGCAGTCTTCGTGCGCTACCTTTGGCGTGAACACGTGAACTTCGCCGTCAACTATCAGTAGCCCGCATATAAAACACATCATACCCATATCATCCTTTCTCTGTCGTATTGTGGAGAGTCTCACCATACGGGACACCATCGCTCTCACCGTTCTTTCCTGATAGGTTCGGCTCCCACTCACGATATTCAGACACCACTTCTGGCTCTTCCTCCTGTTCTGCTTTTGCTCCGCTGTTATGTTGACAGTGGCAACAAGGTTTGGTGGTATCCTCTTTATCATTGTGCGCACACGAAGAGCACGGAAAGGCGAAATACTCATTACTGCGCGGATGGAAGTAATCGACTCGCTCGTTTCTGTTTACATATTCCTCAATCGCCATAACCGTTTTACCTCGTTAGTTTACAAAATCCACATTTGTTGATTACACCCCGCAATCACAACGCCAAGCGTGGACCGTAACCATCTTGCAAAGGTGCCCCGGTATCCGCCCAGTCTGCCCGCTGTTGGGGTCCGGCACCCTCAACGGCCAGGGCCGCATAAAGCTTGAACAGTTGGGGCAGTACGGCGCGCCCTCCGGCCTGTTGGCGTTGCCGCCTGGGGTAAAGCCTAGCTTGGCCGCTTCCTTTACAAGCTCCGGGTAAGACGTTTCGTTGTCTACGGCGTCCAGGAGCTTTTGCAACAGCCCCACCATATTACCCATGCGGTCCGCCAGTATAGGCGCCGCTTGTCGTATATACGCCAAACCCTGCAAGGTTGCAGCGGCCCTGGCACCGTCCGGGTCAAAGGAAACGGCAAAGGCTTCACCCTCTTTGTTGTGCAACGCTTCCCTGGGGCTGGCTGTATCCATCCCGAAGGCCTCAACCGTCCAAGGTGGCTCTGGCATATCCTTGGCCCATGCGCTTATCCCTCTAGCCAGGTCTACGCTTCCCAGGCAAGCAAGGCCGTCAGGGACAGGGCCGGCTGTTGGGCTGTAATAGGCCGCCTCGGTCAATGTGTTGCAGGCTTCCATGGAAAAGCGGGGCGTTTCTTCCCATTCCAAGGCCGTTAATGCGGTTCTGACGCTATCACCTGCGCCCTGGGCTACGGCTTCGGTGCCCCCGTCCTTGACAACCAGTATTTCCGCACCTTCCGGTCCGGCGTCCGTCTGGATTAGATACCCACCGGAAAGGATGAAATTAACCCTTACGTCGTCCGGCGGCTCGATCCATAGCCCGCAACGTGTGCAATTCACGATAGCGTAGGGCGCGCTTACTTCGCCCGGCTGTCTCAATGGTCCGCATTCACATAGTGCTATATTCTTCATTTTGTTACCTCTCGTTTGTTGTTACTTAACAATCGTCAACCCATAGCGCAAAATCTTTATTTGCATTTCTGACTCCGCTGACTCCGCTGCTGACCACGCTACTGACCTCGCTGACCTCGCTGCTGACCTCGCTGACCTCGCTGCTGACCTCGCTGCTGACCTATTCTCTACGGTGTCGTTCTTTAGTACCAGTTGTGCTGCATTTATCGCTTCACTCACCCGCTTATCTTCGGGGTATTCCTTCTCGAAATTTGCAACGCATTGTTTAGCGGCGTATATGGAATACTGCAAATATTGCTTGCGAGTCATACACCGAACAATCAGCCAATGCGCCCAATCGTAATGATTGTCAGTGATGCACTGCCCAATAAAACCGGATAGTTTCGGCTTATTTTGTTCGCACCAATAGCGAAAACCCTCACTACATGCTTGATGATCTTTCAGGAATTCCCGCGTCACGTTGATTATTGCCTTGCGTGGTGTTGCTGGTGTCTTCATTTTGCTATTCCCCTTCATTTCTTCGCGCTAAGTTTACCTTTGTCAATACCTCTACAACCCTGTCTATAACTAACTCACCCCCCTTGTATTGCGTCACCAGTAGCCGCCCAGGCCCATAATGCACCCATAGCCGGACAATCACCTTGAAAACAGGACAACGGCCCACCTTGAAGGCCTCATAGGTCTTAACGCCCTTGTCGTCAACATACACAAACGGGCATTTCCAAGGGACGGCCGAAGCGGTAAGCTTAACCTTCTGGAATAGCTCCAGTTCGCTAATCTTCCCGTTAGCCTGCAAGAAGAGCAAACGGTGTAAGCGCTCTATAAATTCAGGGTTGTTGAATGGGTTAGATTTTGGCTGTTTCATGGCTTCACCTTTCTCTTGAATGAATCACACTCTAAGACTATATCCGCATCTTTACCGCGGGCGCTTGGGTCGCGGTCTATGCCGAAAACAACCTTTTTAGCCTTGCAGGTAGCAAAACCGTCGAAGCATTCATCGCAAAGATGAATACCATCATAAGTCTTGGCGAACACATCAGGCTTGCATGGATAGAAATGTATGCCGTCACCCTCATCAATAATCCAGTCATTTTCAGTCACTCTTGTAGCTTGTCCGTGAATGGTAGTTACAGAACCATACCATTCATAAAGACTACGGGAGCTTGTATGTCTACTGGATGAACTTAGCCTCAGTCCCTTTGGGTATGGAACCAAATCAAATACAAAACCTTCTATCATTTCGCGTGTGACTTGGTATGCATCAACCTCTACTGGCTTCTTTCTGAACTTCATCACTTCCCCCTAGCTGCTGCTTTCTTAACTCTCTCAACCGCCCCAGGC